AGGTGGGAGTTTACAAGCGGATCAGATTAAACAAGTCATTGACAATTCATACAAAGATGGAAAAGATCCAGACGGATATGTATTGGATCCCTCTTTAAGTGATGAGCGTGTCAAAGTGTATAAGGACATGAATAGCGACCAAGTCATTGTAGCACATCGTGGATCAAAGGGATGGCGAGATTGGTTAGACAATGCTTACTATGGATTTACAGGAGATATTCGCGGATCCAGCACTTACAAGGATGCAAAATCACGACAGCAGAAAGCAATAGATAAATACGGAGCGAAGAATGTTATTGCAGTCGGACACAGCAGAGCAGGCAAATATGTAGAAGAACTCAACAAGGAAGAACCTGTTAAAGAAGTCATTACCTACAACAAGGCAATCTCTACTCAAGACGCATTTCAATCCAATCCAGAGAATCAAACCGATGTTCGAACCAAAAATGACATTGTCAGTGTTCTTACACCATTTCAATCTTCTAAAAATAAAACAGTTGTCATTCCTGAAGGTGGATGGGATCTACTTAAAGCACACGGAACCAGTGCGTTGTCAAGTCTGGGAAATAAATTGATTGGAAAAGGCGTGAAGCAAATGCGTGTCGGGGATATGCGGAAATTTATCAAAGCATACAAGAAGGCGAAATACGGTGAGAAGTCCGGTAATCTTCGAAAAATTGAAATGTCTCAAGTCATCAAACCGATGTTGAACGATCCATTCTTCCAAGTATAGAGAAAAAAGAGGATTAGCATTTGACCCCCGAATAAAATGATTAAACTCGAATACAAACCTCTTTTATTCGCGGTTTCTCTATACTTATAGTATGGATAAAAAGAGGATTAGCAATTGACCCCGAATAAAAGGATTAAACTCAAACACAAATCAAAATAAAATCGCGTGGTAATGTAATGGAAACAACGATAGATCCCGCTCTTCTACGATGCACTTTTTACCAGATTCCTGTCAGCATACACGGATTCAATTACATTGAACCGGTTTACCCCAATCCTCCAAGACACCATTAATCTTTAGGAAGAAAAGATATAAAAAAATAATCGTAGTGTATAGTAATGGAAGTTCCAAAGGAAAAGAAGACCGCGGATCTTAACAAGTATATGGCGAACTACATGAAAGCAAAATACGATGAGAACCCAGCACAGTATCGACGATATAAGAACTCTTTGAATGTCAAGAAGAAATATGTCATCCCGGATGAGGTGTGGACCAAATACAAAGAGAACCTGTATGCAGTGGTTTCTTTAAAGGAACTTATCGACGATCTTCCGGATGGATTCTTTGAGCGATTTCTGATGGACTACAAAACGCTACACTTCGAAAAGCGATGATCTTTTGTCCGGATCTTTAGGCATTTTTTTATTCAAATACTTTAGGAAGGTTTTGAATAAAAGAAAAGATTGAAAGGAAAATAAGGACTTAAACCGATTTTAATATCTCAACCTATAGTATGAAGTTCACTGAAAAAGTCGATGTCCGTGCTGTTCGCTGGTTGCTTACCAATCTCTCACCTGATTTTATCAAAACACATATGGCAACAGGTGAGGAACGAGTAGGAGCATTCAATTATACCTACATCAAGCGAGTCTTGCAGAACTATGATAAGAATGACGGCACTGTAGAGGTGTCTTATTCTAAAAAAGACAAGTTCGGTATTTTGCGTGATTACGGTGAAGGTATTCAGTCCATCCCCTACCAGTTTCGAGGACTGATTTGCAAAGGGATGACGGATGTTGATATGGTGAACGCCCATCCTACAATCATCTGGAATCTGTGTAAAAAGCACGGAATCCCTTGCCTGTATCTGGACGAGTATGTCAAGAACCGGAAAGAAGTCATTGCACGGGGCGACTGTTCTAAACTTGACATCATTGTCAGTATCAACAAACGACAACCTATCAAAACTGTAAGTATGTGGTTAAAGGCATTTGACACCGAGATGAAGCAGATCCAACAACGCTTCTACAAAATGCCCGAGTTCGAAAAGCAAAAGATAATGGCGGAAACCAATCCAAAGAACAAAGAAGGGTCCTTCATGTCCCATCTGGCGACAACTTACGAAGCAGTCATCCTAAACGCAATCCTACCCACGGAGAATGTAGCGTGTCTGATGTATGATGGTTTCATGTCGTATGTGAAACCGAATCTTGCAGAACTCACTCAAAAAGCGTCTTCGGTTGGGTTCGAGATCCAATTCTCTTACAAAGAACACGACAACAGTTTGGTCGTTCCAGATAATTGGGAACCGGACAATGTGGGTAGTCTTTACGCGACTCTTAAAGAAAAGTATGAAAAAGAATACCGTCTATCCTACATCGAAGAAACCGTCAGTTATTCCTACAAGATTGGAGAAAAACTATGTTTCTTTAACAGCGGAGACTGTTCGCAACATTTCAACAATGTTTTCGTCGGAAAGTCCCCCTTCTTTCACCTATGGAACCGTGATCCTACCAAACAGACTTTTCGATCCATTGGAGTCTTCGCTCACGATGTAGAGTGTCCCGATGGAGTCCTGAATCTCTGGACCGGATACTCTGCTGAAAAGTTGCCCGATAGTGATGCGGATGTTAGTCCAATGGTGAACCATATTCAAGCACTCTTCGGCACAGATGCAGACTTTATATTGGACTGGTTCGCCAATATGTTTCAATTTCCAAGTAGTCAATCTCTTCTCATTGTCCTGCAAGGTGAGGAAGGTTGTGGTAAATCTGTCATTCTGGACTTTCTTGCTTCTGTGATGGGTAGGCATATATCCATAGAGATTCAGGATGTCAAAGAAAATCTCTTTGGACGATTCAACGGGCATCTATCCGGTAAGGTTCTATTGAATATCAATGAAACAGATCGGCGTGAAATGATGCCCTTTATCGAAAAGTTAAAGACGATGATTACCAGTCCTACCATCACCATTGAAGAGAAGGGACAGAAGAAATATGTAGAGGACAATCACTTTCACTTGTGTATGACAATCAATCCCGAGAATGTGCTTCCGATCAAGGAAGGAAGTCGTCGATTCTTCTATTCCAAAGCGAGCAGTTTATACATTGGGAATACGGACTATTTCAATGATCTGTTTGCCTTTACAGAGAAACCCAAAAACCAGCGAGCATTCTACCAGTTCCTCATGAGTCGTCCAGTCAAGCAGAAGATTACAATCAAGGACATCCCCGCGAGTGAGGTAATGGAACAGTTATACGAACTCAATCGGGATCCCGCGGAAGACTTTGCAATGGAGTTTACTGGAGATGAGCGTTCTGCTATGGATAATTACACGATGTATCGTCAGTATTTACAACAGAATGGTCTGCACTTTGAGATTAGTAAAAAATGTTTCGAAATGAAGTTTAACAAGTATACTGAGAAATACGGTATTGCAAGCAATCGTAAGACGGTAGGTGGTGTGAAATCCACCTTCTATTCTAAAGTCAGCAAACCCACCCTTCCCGAGACTTTGCCTGAATAAAGGTGAGTCCTTTTCTGAAGTGGTGTGTCCGGGGTGTGTCTAAAGGTGTGTCCTGTGCTTTCCTTACCATTACGGTGTCATTATTATATATATATTATTATATATGATAAGGAGGACACACCTGACACACTAAAGTCCAGAACGGTGGAGGAAAAACCCTTTTCATTATAACTTTTTTTAACAATCGTATAGTGTATTATATGGTGGGAGTCCAACTCGACCTGAAGTCCTGTGTTAGTGTGTCAGTGTGTCCGCTCATCGACCATTATAAGGAAAACAAACTAATATAAAAGTAAGACTGTAAATAGAGTAAGAATGGACTTTAGCAAATGGTTTCACGACACCTACGAAATCACCGAAGAACCAACGATCATGCGTTTGAGTCAAATTCTTTATTCATACAAATCCTATGGAGTCCCTTTCAGAATAAAAAATATAACTCATACGAAATTTATAAAAACAATAGAACAATATGAACCCAATTTACTCGTGAGATACAATAAATATAAAAAAACATTTAATGGTATTAAGAGAAGAGATGGGTGGAAGTATGACTAAAAATTATTTCGTCATACTTGTAAGTATGGATAATTAGTTGTTGTCAGAGGGTTGATTGTTCTCCAACATTCGATCTTCTAACATTTGTATGTAGCGAGACGCTTCTTTGGATGCAGTCCAGTATCCATAGAGTCTCAATAACTTATCTACGGTAGACCCATCACCCGCTTCACCCCGACCAAATTCCTCTTCCATTTCTTTGAAATTTGCAAGTAGTTCATTCATATTTCGAATGGTGAGATCTTCTTCGGGTATGAAATCCCACCATTCTTCTCCCGAATTAAACCATTGTTGCCATTCATCACTGTAGTAATCTGAGATATATTCGGAAGTGCGTTCCCAGTCTTGGAGTTGGGTAAGATCATCGACAAAGGACTCAAGCATTTCATCCATACGGGTTTTCACAACATCTTTGAGGCACACCATCTTATTATAAGTATAGAGACGAAGTATAGAGAGAATCAATTTTATTTGAAATAATCTGAAAAAACTGAAATCTAAAAAAGAAGACATTTCAATTATAGGAGATGACACCATCTATCGTGTGGGACTTTATTAAAGAAAATAATGAATATTTCAGTTTTTCGTGTATTGGACTAAATAAACGAAAAACACACGCAAAACATCCATATTTTACGCGATTTTACGCAATCTAAAACCGTAGATTTTTACAAGAATAAAATGTAGACCAAGTATAATGAAAGACGAAGCATACTACTTTCACCAAACGCCCAAGAGTCTCTGTCATGAACTTGTCAAAAAACTGGATCTAAACCCTACGGACTGCGTCTTCGAACCTTTTGCAGGTGAAGGCAACTGGGTAAGGTCCTTTGGCATGGATCAGAATATTATACAGACAGAAATAGAGAATGGGTCTGACTATAGAAGTATTGATCTTGAGACAACGAAGGTAGACTGGATCATTACCAACCCGCCCTATCAACTGGATGAAGGAGCGAGTGAGAATGCATTTTACAAACTGATAAACCTATTTGCAGGAAAAACCAACAAGGGGATTGCCTTTTTAGGAAATGACCGATGCTTGGCGGTTTTCACCCCTCCTCGATTAAAAAACTTATACGAAACCAAAGGCATTTACCTACACAAAATCGTGGGGTGTAGCGTGAAGAAATGGAGGGGTATGTATTTCTTCCTGATTTTTAAGAATAAACCGTCTAAACCTTGTTGTAATGGTTGTAAGGACAAGAAACCTTGCGAAAGTGAAGCACACCATTCACACGATCACGCACCACCGACCGAACATGTAAGATTTGATTTCTTTGATTTTGTAGAAGGTGACTTCGAATAAATAAAATATACATACAATCTAATGAGTCTGTCTGTCAAAGCACCCAAAGATTACACCAAGAAAGAACGGGATGTATTCGCCTTTCTCTCACTGCACGGAACACAACGAGTCGTCGGAACGGCATCGGTCAAGGAGGTGGATTATTCAGCGGACTACGACCTAATGGAGTATGTTAGTTTTAGTCGAAATGTGGAAGTATACGAATGCATTTTAGACCTATTTAGAGAAAAATACCGCACCGCTCACGCTTCTAAAAACCTTTGGATTACAGATTTCAAGTGTGGGGTTCTCCCCGGGGGACAACCTATCCGGTGGACGAAAGCAAGCATCGATGATGGTTTCGTGGTGATAGATGACATTCCGCGAAAGTTTGTAGATTGTTTACAACAGAATAGCATTATCAAGATGGATGTGATCGGACTCATCCATGGACTCTTCCATGAATTCAGTGAAATGTATTTTGTCAATTTTGGAGACTTTAAAACATACAACCCAATCACTACCAAAAAAGAAAACATTGAGACATCTCTCTTACTGGATGTGAAGGCATACTCTGCAAAAGGAAACTATTTCAAAGCATTAAAACGACTTTTTGCTTATTTTCGAATAAGTGAAAAGCACCCAGATCTACTGAAGACCCTTGTAGACTTTTTTAACTCTCCTGTTGGTGAACTATCCAGTTATAAGAGTGATCTTGAACTCGTCTCTATCATGCTGACTCAAAAATTTAGACTTGTCAAAAAGAGTGATATTCTATTCAATCTGAAATACATTGAGAAAAACATCAATCCACAGTTCAAAGCACTCATCACGGCGATCTTACAACACAAGGGAGATTCACACGCCCTTTTGAAAAACACCGAAGAGGTGGAAGAAATCTTGAATGTAGAGATCCAATCCGAGACAAAACGATTTATCGCATCAACCAAAAAATTATTTTCGTTCATTAAAGTATAGATGAATCTTGAAGATGTGGGAACTCCTGTAGCGATTATCAGTTTCGAAGGAGATAAAAAGAAAAACAAGGTTCTTTCCATAGAAAATGACAAATCTAATGTAAGCGAGTATTTGAAAGAACTGAAACTCACGAAACCCAAGGAAAAAATCCAGTATATTCCGAACAAGAAGACGGAACGCCAGATTTTATACATTACGGGTGCATCGGGAAGTGGTAAGTCCTACTATACCAAAGCATACTGCGATCAATACAAGAAAATGTTTCCCAAGAATGAGGTTTACCTGATTTCATCGATTAATGAAGACAGTAGCATTGACAAGGTAAAGGGATTGAAAAGAATCAAGTTGTCAAACGAGTTGTTGACGACAGACCTGAAAGCAGACGATTTCAAAGACTCGCTCGTGATTTTCGACGATACGGACTGTTTGACAAACAAAATCATGCGAATGAAGGTAAATGGTATTTTGAATATGTTGTTAGAGACTGGTCGACACACGAATACCAGTGTGGTTTATACGAGTCATCTGGCGACCAATGGACTGGATACAAAACGGATCTTGAACGAGGCACACAGTATTACAATTTTTCCACATTCGCTTGGAGGTCGCAGTTTAAAATACTTACTGGAGAACTACTTTGGATTAGATAAGCACCAAATCAAAAAAATCAAAACAATGCCTTCTCGATGGGTGACTTTGGTGAAATCGTTCCCGATGGTGGTGTTGAGTGAAAAAGAAGCGTATGTGTTGAACTTACCCGAGGATAAGGATTAGTCTCAATTTTATTTTTCAATAAAATTGACAATACTTGTGAAGGTTTAAAAATAAAATTGATTCTCTCTATACTTCGTCTCTATACTTATAATAAGATGTCAAAGATGTCAAAACGAATCAATCTCAAAACCCTTTACACATTCTACACGATTGAGGATATGGACGACACTGGGTTCCGTTATATTCCAATTGAATCGGATGAGAAAACTCAAGACAAAATAGATGATAAAATGAGGAATGAATTTACTATAAATTACGAACGAGGAATGACGAACCGTTCCTGTATGTGGGCGGATGAGGTCAAACGCCGTGCAAATTGGGTTCAGGGCGAAACCATTTACGGTTATACTCGTGAGAAACATTCTACCTATCAAGTTTCATGGAGCAAAAATAAAGACATTGGATTTTACAATTACTTGATTGAGGCGGATGGATTCCTTTCTCTCTGTTTCTACAATGCATATACCGCGACTGTTTCAAACGATACAAAATGGATAAATTACATTAGACCGATTTGTATGTATAACGACAAAGTATGTGAGTCAGAATAGATCAATAACAAAGATTTGCAAGTCTTCCGCCACTTGACACGCCTCCACCAGAGGAAACGCCCATACCTACCATCCGTTTCACCTTACTCGCTACATCACGGACAAAGGGCATTTTTTTTACTGCAGTCATGATACGATTCACCATCGACCCGCCTACCATACGGTTGTATTGGACGGAAGACACTGGATCGACACTCTCTTCGTTGGTCTTTGCATCAAGAACCATCTGTTTGGTAAGAATACCCGTGTAGATGTTTGAGGAACCCGCGATGGTCGTGAAAATACCCGAGTTCACGCAAATCACGCAGATTTCAGGAGTGATGGTTTCTCCCGAAATATTCGTGATGTTGACTTGGAACTGGAAGTTGTATTGACCGATAGACCCGCTTGACAGGTAGTCAGGAAGCGACAAATCGTAAGCAGGTGAAAGAATGAGAAGAGAACCCGTGGTGTTGATTGCACTTCCCACGCCCGTAGCGTTGTCGGCGTTGTTGACAACTCCGCTGAACTCCGCCCAAGATTGAGTAGAGTGGTTATTCACCGAGATACGCCAAAGGTCTTCGGGTTGAGCGGACGAGAGAAGACCCGATGTGTTATTCAGATTCACGCTGATACTGTTGATTTTCAAGAAGGTAGAACTGTCCTTGACGGTCTGGGTTGACATTGGTTTTCGAACCGAGATAATGAAATAGTCGGGAAGTTGGTTGATCTGGATATTCTGCGAGT